GGGGCTGACGCACTGGATCGCGAGCGACTTCCCCGAGCGCAACACGAAGACCGGCTACCTCTACCTGCGGACCAGCGTCTACGACAACCGGCACAACCTCGGCGACGCCTACATCGCCGGGCTGGAAGCCGCGTATCCCGAGGGCAGCGCGCTGCGGCGCCGCTTCATCGAGGGCAAGCGCGGCCTGCCCATCGTCGGCAAGCCGGTCTACGCGGGCGTGTTCCAGTCGCGGCTGCACGTTCAACGGCTCGCGCTCAACCCGAGCGTGCCGCTGCTGGAGGGCTGGGACTTCGGCCACTCGCATCCGGCGGTCGTGTGGGCGCAGATCCTGCCGTGGGGCGAGCTACGCGTGCTCGGCGGGCTGCTCGGCACCGACCAGTTCATCGAGGACTTCGCGCCGATGGCGGTGGCGCTGCGCGTGTTGTGGTTCGGCGGCACGCCCAACGCCGCAGGCGAGCGGCTGCTGCCGATGGAAGTGTGGAGCACGGGCGACCCGGCGGGCGACCAGAACAATTCGCAGGGCACGCGCGTGAGCGCCGCTGACGTGCTGCGCGAGTACGGCGTGAACCTCTACACCATCGGCGGCGCGAACCATCCCGACGCGCGCGACCGTTGCATCCAGCACCTCGCGGGCTATATGCAGCGGCTGACGCGGCAAGGCCCGGCGTTCACCGTGGACCCTGACCGCTGGCAGATGAGCGGCCCCGAGGGCGTGGTGGAGAGCACGCACTTCATCGACGCGCTGGAAGCGGGCTACGTGTGGGACGAGCGGAGCATCGCGCACGCGGTGTCGCCGAACACGCGGCGCGCGCGCAAGGACGGGTTCTACGACCACGCGATGAACGCCATCGAGTACGTGGTGCTGGCCTACGGCCCGGCGCAGCCGACGAAGGTCGATCACGACAAGGAGCAGGCGCGCGCGCGGCGACTGGCGACGCGTGACTACGACGAGGCCGACGTGCGCGCGATGGTGCGGCGCGGCATCCGGTTCGGTGGCGTGCCTTCTCGTCGTCGCTGTGACTCGATGCCGCTGCGGCGGGCGCCTCGTGGTGATCCCGAGGGCGCTCGCCGACTGGATTGTGATGCCACTGCAGAAGGGTTCGTCCCCGAAGGTCGTCAGCGCCAACATCAAGACCGAGATCGCGCACGGCAAGCCGCAGAAGCAGGCCGTCGCCATCGCGCTGTCGAAGGCCGGGAAGTCGAACAAGAAGTGAACCGACCCCAGCAGGAGATCCCCAACATGGAGAGCAAGCTCGCGTTGATCACGTTCCTCGATGATGGACGCCACCCGGTCGATCCCGGCTTCGGGCGACCCGGCGGTGGTGGTCCCGTGGATCCCGGCTGGGGCGTGCGCCCGCCGGTCGATCCCGGCTACGGACATCCCGGCGGCGGTGGGCACCCGTGGTTGCCCGGGCATCTCGGTGGCCCGCGTCCCGATCAGGGTCTGCCCGGCAACCCGACCTACCCGACGACCGGCCCGGTGCCGACGCCGCCGCCCGTGACGCCCGACAACACGCTGCCCGACAGCGCGCCGCCGCCGCAGATCTCGCTGCCCATCGTGCTGCCGCCCGAGGTCGATGACGAGCGCCTCTTTGAACTGAAGTACTCGCTGCGCTTCGGCTGGGTGCTCGTGCCGGTCGAAGATGACGCGGTCGCGCAACCGAAAAAGAAGTAAGCTCAGCCGCACACGCTGACCCCGTCAAGGAGAACACGTCCATGCATCGAGTCGTTGCCACGCTCGCCTTCGTCGCCGCCCTCGTCGTCGCTCCCCTCGCGCGTGCGGACACCATCGTGAGCTTCGGCAACATCACGCCGAACCAGTTCACGGCGACCGACAACGGCGACGGCACGACCACGCTCTCGACCACGTCGAACGTGAACATCACGCAGATCTTCGCGGGCGCGCTCGACCCGAACGCGCTCTTCACGTTCACGGCGACGAGCACCAACGATGCCTCGCTCGTGCTGGGCGCGGTGGTGACCCAGCGGTTCGCGGGCACCTTCACGCTGACGAATCAGGCGGGCACCATCGACTACCTCGACGGCACCTTCGGGGCCGCGCTGGAGTTCGGCGGCAACGGCTCGACCGGGGCCACGCTGCAGAGCAACAGCTTCCCGCAGTCGCCGCCGCTGGTGCTGACGAGCGACCTCTCCGCGCTGATCAACCCCGAGAGCTTCCAGTTGTCGCTGGCGAACATCGTGCCGGGGCTGCACATCGACACCTATCTGGTGGGCGGCGTGTCGCACTCGACCATCGCCAGCTTCACGTCGAGCTACTCGGGCGTGGCGGATGCGGCGCTGCCCTCGGCGGTGCCGGAACCGGCGAGCCTGACGCTGCTCGGCACCGGGCTGCTGCTCGGCGCGGGCAAGCTGCGGAAGCGGTTCGCGCGGCGCTGATGCTGCGCTGTCCGAAGTGTGGGCACTACCTCGCCGTCTGCATCTGCGGGCGGCGAGCGGTGCTCCTCGGCACGCCCGCCGTGCTGGTCACCGTCCTCGCCCGTGCCGTCAACGCACAAGGAACGACTGGCAGCGCAGGCGCATCGGTGGCGCCTTCGGGCGCCGCCCGGCACGTTCAGGCGATCCCCGTGCCCGACCCTCCCCATCCGGCGTGACGACATCCTCAGCGACCTGCGCGAGCACGAGACGTGGGTCGAGTGTCGGCACTGCCATCGCTGCTGGAAGGCTGATGGGTGTATCCTCGGCGTGCTCCACCACTACGTCGAGTTCTGCGAACGCTGCGAGGCCACCCATATGCAGACGACCGGGACGTTCCCTGCGCTGAGTCAGCCGCGCCCGAAGGGCAAGCCGAAGCCCGGCGGGAAGAAGCGGTAGATGTACCCGCCGACGAAGAAGCGCGGGCGCCCGCGTCACGCGCCGAAGTATGCGCGCACGCCCTTCGACGTGCGGCTCAACGAGGAGCAGAAGACCGATCTGGTCAATATGCTGAGCGAGGAGATCGACCGCGCCCTCGCGGCGCGCGGGCCGATCATCAACCCCGGCGGCGACCTCGACTACTGGCACTGGTTGTACAAGCAGGGCAAGCGGAACACCCGCGACCTGCCCTTCCCCGGCGCCGCTGACCTCTCGACATGGATCGTCGCCGAGAAGATCGACGCGATGCGCGCGCGCTTCTGCAAGACCATCTTCGTGGAACCCGTGTGGGTCGTGGACGGCTGGGGCAAGGCGTCCGAGCGCGCGGCGATGGTCGAAGAGTTTCATCAATGGAAGTTGGAGGAGGAGCGGCTGCAGGGCTGGCTCCAGCGCACGCTGCAACTGGCGCTCATCGAGGGCACGGGCGTGCTGGAGTGCAGCGAGCGCGCCGACATGATCAAGCGGCGCAGCATCAAGCAGTTGGCGCCGAAGACCGACGACGAGACGGGCAACGTGATCCTCGGCGACAACTATCAGCCGCAGCCGCAGACGGACGACGCGGGCGAGATGGTGGAAGCCGACGACCCGTCAGCGGAGGGCGTGATCGCGACGCCGATGGACGAGTTCGTGCCGGTGCGGCGCGGCCCGAGCTACCGCAACATCAGCCTGCGCGACTTCCTCATGCTGCCCGCGCACGCGCAGGACGAGAACGAAGTGTGGTGCTACGCGAAGCGGTTCTGGCGGCGGCTGAAGGAACTGCAGTCGCGCGGCAAGAGCGGCCTCTACGACAAGGACGCCGTCGAGAAGCTGAGCGCCACCTCTGACCGCACGCGTTCCGAACTGCCGCAGAGCGTGCAGCAGGCGGGCGTCGATGTCGCCGCGCAGAGCACGCCGACGACCATCGAGAAGGAGTTGTGGGAACTGCACTGCCTGCTCGACCTCGACAACGACGGCAACGAGGAGTGGTACATCATCACGCTGTCGAGCATCCACAAGACGATCCTGCGGATCCAGTTGGACGACCTCGGCCTGCCCCGCTACCTGCTGTTCCGCCCGGCGCCGAACCCGCTGAACGTCTACGGCGACAGTCACGTCGATAAGCTCGCGAGCATCGGCGAAGAGCACATGGGGACGCGGAACGCCGTCGCCGACCGCAGCAACCTCGTGAACAACGCGCCCATCAAGCGGCTGCGGAACAGTGGCTGGGACATGGACGAAGAGCCGTGGGGCGTCGGCGCGGTCATCACCGTGCAGGACATGGCCGACGTGCAGCCGGTGACGCTGCCCGACGTGAGCGCGTCGATGGCCGGGCGCGAGCAGGCCATCATCGACGCCGCCGAACGGTTGAGCGGGCTGAACGACGTGACGCTCGGCAGCGCGCCGCAGGAGAGCCGCACGCTCGGCGAAGTGCAGATGGTCACCGAGCAGAGCTTCGTGCGGATCGAAGAGCAGGTCCGCAACCTGCAAGAGACGATGGAAGACCTCTTCAAGATCCGCCACGAGTTGTGGCGGCGCGCGGCGGATGAGGCGCCGCTGGAACCCAGCGAGAAGTTCATCCGGCAACTGGAGTTTCGATCCATCGAGCTTGCGGAGAACGGCATCA